TAGCGTAAAAAAGGCCAATCGTCCAGCCTATCTACTGTTTGATCTATTGACCAGCCCGCGGCCGTGGCCCGGCTAATGGTTCTTAGCATGGCGTTTTGCGTCGTCTGCGCTATTTCGAAGGTTACCTTTTCAAATAGATAACGTTCTAAATATTCCAAAATAAACTTTGTCCACTCGTAATTAAAACCAAAACCTTTGCGCTCTATGCCTACTGGTGCCGCCTTTTGTCCGCGGGTTTCCGGTAAAAGCCTGCTATAAGTAATCTGCGCCCACCGCCTGCCCACCTTTGCGTAAATTTCTTTAATTACCTCGCCTACCTTTACGTTACCGGTGTTAGTCGTTAAATAGTTCTGCGCCGCCGTGTACCCGCTTTCCTCCAAAATAGATATTACTTTGTTTACCTGGCTTTTTAGTGCCCGGTGTACCTTCGGCAAAAATAACGCCTCAAAACGTGCGTTTAGCCGTTCGTACTGTGCAGTTTGTTGGCGTTTATTCATATTCTTTTTTCGTTGGTGCCTCTTCAAATAGTCGCTTTGCGTACATGCCGCGTAGTGCGTCCAGCCTGGCTTTTTCACGTTCGCAGCCCCTTTTTTCCATCTTCGTGCGCGGGTAGCGTTCGTAAACTTTCTTTTTAATTATCGGGTTCGCCGCCAAAATTGCCTGCGCTTTCATCTTCGTTTTGTGTTTCGTCGGTTTCTTCGGTTTCGCCGTCCAAATCCCTTTCGTTTAACGCCGCCGCCATTTCCTGCCCTGCTTGAAAGTCTGCCAGCGGCACGTAGCCGGCGCCGCTCTTTACCCACGGCTTAGACAATTCCGGGTCGCCTGTAGCCGCAAGCCCGCACAATTCCCGCTGCTCGTCGGGTATCTGAACTATTAAATTGTTTGTCCACTCGCTTGTTTCCTTAACGTCTGCCTGTAGTTCAGGATAGCACGAAATATCGTAATCAATAACGGTGCCCGCAGGTAGCCCCCATTCTAAAGATCCTTTACGGTTCAAAAGGTTTTTGGTTTCGTTCAGCCTGGGTATTGCACAGCGATTAGTTAGCGCCTTTTCAACTTCCTTTTGCGTGTTATATGTCCTGCTTTCCGGGTCATTCATTAACTGTGACGGTACGCCGTAAATATTACAGAAAAACCGTAAATCTAAGTAGGTGCTGTTTATTATTTCCATTTCCTCGCTGGTCATTCCTATAGCCTCGTAACCCATTTCGTACCCGGAAATACCTATGCGCCCGCGGTTGTGTGCGCCGCTCCATTCGGTCATTAGGCTTTCTTTTAGCTTCCGTACTTCCGGCAAAACCAGTTCCCCGTCTACATTGCCCACCTGGTTACGCATAAACATAATACCCTTAATACCTTCATTCTGGAAAGTACTTGCTTCCGCTTCCGTTAAACTGTTATTCTTTTTTAACCGCAAAAGCGCTGCGCGTAGCGGCGACATGCCGTAAAGTTCGGATCCGTTCACCTGCCAGTTAGGATTGAAATACTTATCGTGCGCCACTTCGGTGGGCAGGTAGTTAATGGCCCAAACCGGTATGTAATACCCTACGGCGTTTGCCGGAAAAGTATTACTGCTATAGATACTTACTATCTGCGGCGGTAGGTTGCGCAGGTCATACGGTACGCCTTTATTTAGCCCTTCTTTTAGCGGTTTGCCTAAAATATAGCGATTGCCGGTTAGCAGTTTAAACGCTACGCCGTTACCTACAAATTCGTTAAAAGTCTCCGTTTCGTTTGGATATTTCAGTAGTTCGGCCCATTTGCCGCCGTTTTTGACCGGCGCCAGCGCTTTAGACTGTAGCGCCAGTACTTTGTTATAGTCCAGCGCTGTAAGATCCTTTTTACTTTTCAGCGCATTTAGTTGTTTATAGGCTTGTTCGTCCTGAATAGTGTAAAGGCCAAAAGGCGCTATTTTTACTTTATCGGTAATCAAATTAACGATACTGTAGATAATATCGTTAACATTGTACCCGTTCGTTATATAGCTTTGAATATTGTCGTCATAGCCGATTAACCGGCCGTTAATCATTTGCATTTGGGGCAATGCGTGGCTAACTGGTTTTAACTGGTTTCCGGTTTGGCGCAACTCCGTTAACCTCTTGCCTATTATCGACATTAATTTGTATTTGTATTGATAAAGTTAATGTTTCTACCGAATTGTGCGCCGCTTTTACAATCTGCAAAACCAAATCCAGCGCCCACTCTATTAAAAGTAAAGGTATAAAAATAAGGTATAGTAATTTTCTCATATAGTTAAATGGCGTCCGCCGTCATTACGAACTTAGGTTTTAATTCAAAATAAATGCGCATCAGTATAGCGTCCCAAAAATCAGGGCTGCGCCCTATCGCTTCCTTAATCTTATCTTTTGGCATAAGTCCCTTTTTCAAATCGCTGTCCAGCGCCTTTTGCTTTACCTGCTCAAACTCTTCTATAATCAGCGGTTGAAACTCTTCCGGCGCTTCCAGGTAAATTTGGTTGCTGTTTATTAGTTCCGCCATACGGAAACCGCATTGGCTTTTAAGATTATCGAAATTCTCTACTATCGGTTTGCCGTTTGCGTCGGTCGGTTTCTTAGGATCCGCCATTGGTCGGCTATTATTTATAAACCCTTTAAACCCGCCAAAATCTTCTACGCCGCTGCCCATGCCGTCGCTGTCCACAATAACGTCCATTTTGCCCACTCCCAGGCGGTGCCGGGCCGCGTCTATGTTCGTCGTTGTTACGGTTAGCTTTTCCCGCTTGTAGGCGCTGACCTTGCCGCGTAGCCCGTCCCACTCAATAATAACAATACGGTCGCCACCCAGGCGGGCAATATCTGCCGTTATACATTTACGGCCGCCCGGTACGTGGCTATTATTGAAAACGTCGCACCCCTTTTCATAGTCAATCAGCGCCGCCGGATCGGTGTCCGCTTCCCAATTACCTAACAGTAAGCGCTCCCGTTCGTTTTTACTCAACGTCCTTTCCAGGTTTTCCAGGTAGCCCGCAGGTAACTTTTTGTTATCCGTCGGTAGCGCCTGCACAAACTGGCGCCACGGCTCTAAGGTGCCTGCACGAAACGGTTTGTAATACTGGCGGTAAAGGTAATTTTTCGCCGGGTTGCATGTCTGTAATAGTTTAGGGTGCAGTCCGTAAACGTCATTTTTCCAGCGTCCTATACTTGCCGCCAGGTTGTTTTTACATGGCTCTTCAAATTCGCCCGCCTCTTCAATCCATCCGCGGGTCATTTGCATAGATCCGAAACGGTAATATTCCGGGTCGGAAGGTAGGTAGGTAGCGTCCAGTAAATAAACTTTGCTGCCGTTATATAGTTTAAAATAACTATCCTGCCCGTTATACGTCCAATATTCCGGCCCTACTTCCCAATGGTTGAACACTTCATGTATTGACGGTATAGTAAATTTCCGCAGGTTCGTTAAACTTTTACGGGCGATAAAGTAGTGCGTTTCCGGGTAGATCAGTGCGTCGCCAAAGATTAGCGAAACGCCTAAATAGCTTTTGCCGTTGCCTTTACTGCCGCCGTAAACTATGTCAGACGTTATTTTGTCCAGCCATAACGCTACTACGCTTTTTTGCTTGTCGTTGCCGTGCGTGTCAAACTGCAATATTTTGGTTTTCTGTTTGCTCATATTCTACTAAACCAAATTAATCTTTCCGCTAAAACATGGCTGTATGTTTCCATAGCGCCCGCCTGTATTTTTAACAGGCTGGTTTGAACGGGGTCTATTGCCTTAAACGCTTCGCTGTCTATAAACGCTTGCAATTTTAATAGCTTTTCGTCCAGTTCGGTTTTTTCCTGTTCTACGCGTTGCTGATATGTCATACTGCAATATTTTGGTTTTCTGTTTGCTCAATTATTTCGAAGGTTAACGGTAAAATAAATTTACAACGGTACCCGGCGGCCCGTAGCTTCTCAATACATTCGTCTTTAAAATTCCATGCCAGCAAAACGATATAAGCGGGCTGGTCGAATTGTAAAATGTTCAGCGGGTAAATCGGTATGCCGGTACCTGGTGAAAATTTACCCATCTTTTCCGGCGTTTGGTCAATTATGTAGCTGATATCCGCCGCGGTAATGCCTGCGCAGTTTAACAGTGTATTGCCTTTAGCGCTGGCGCCAAATGCGCCTATTTTACCGCCGTCCGCCTGTAGTTCCTTAATCTTTACCCTAAACTGGCTAATTGTTTTACGTACCCGGTGCGAAAAGTACGTATACGCATTTACTTTGTGATACCGGCCCGCCGTTTCGGCGTGGCTAAACTCTTCAAAGCATTTTCTACCGCGGCCGCTGTCCTGTAGACCTAC